AATAGCGGTGTCACATTATTAGATTGGAAATGGATTAGCCATACTTCTTACCCTTACGTGGGCGTGTACGGTTAGCTTTAGGGGACTCTAGTTTGCCTTTGTTGGGACCAGTATGGGAAGCATCCATACCATCACCATTACCATAAGTGCCAAGCTTACGGTTTAGTTTATTAGCGTTAGTACGGATCTTAAGACCCTCTTTAGTTCTGTTGTATTCAGCCTGTTGCTTGAGGCGCTTAGCCTTAGCCTTAGGGTTGTTCTTGTAATAACTAGACGTGCGACTTGCCATAAAGCCTCTTTTGGATAAGTTCAGGGTCTACCTTGGGCATGATGGTGGCTAGTTTATCGAGGGGGTTACCGTCATACTGGCAGCCCGTAATGTCATTAGTTTTTAGCCACTCTATTGCGGCCTTAAGATCTGCAGTAGAGGCTTCTCCAGATCGGATTCGATTAGCCAGCTCTGTGGTGACCATATCGTGCAATTCTGAGAACTGGTCTTCTGTAGCCTTTTTATGTGCCATAATGTCCGTTAGTAAGTAAATAAGTTAAAGCAGATTGGAGAATATTTGGATTATCTTTAAATAAACCAAGTGCTGCATTACAAGGATTACATAATAGACCACGTACTTCACCGGTTTCATGGTTGTGATCTATAGAAAAACGTTTTCGATTACCACCTGGTTCATTTACGCCGCATATTTTACAACAACCATTCTGCTCATCAACCATTTGATCATACTCTTCTACGGTAATCCCATATTGACGCATGTAAATAGCTGACCTAGCTTCACCAGAATCGTATTTTTGTTTTTGATAGAGACGAGTGCATTCTTTGCATTCACTTTTGTGACCATCTGACATAGCAGATCTTTTATGGAATTCACCAAGTTCTTTCTTCACTCCGCATTTAGTGCAGATTTTCATTTAGTTATTCCGTAAGGCGATCTGATCGAGCTTCGATTCGATTCTTATCATGTGATCCTCCATCTTCTGTAAGGCGTTAGCTAGCTCTTGGCGTGGTACGTACTTCTCAGCTAGACGTAATTCAACACCGTCAATACGCTTGTCAATTTGATCCATACGTGAGGTAGATCGTGAATTAATAGCCAAGACGCCACCACTAACACCGATGACTAAAGAGATAGCTCCAGCAATAGCAGTTTCAATCATTAGATGTACCCAATGTAAACTTGAACGCCATCAGCACTAACAGGGGTAGCATCTAGTAGTGCGTTGCCAGCTGTGATAGAATAAGCAATACCGTTTTTAAAGGTAATACCACTAGTGAAATTAAGCTCTTTAGAGGTACCAGATCCTATATGGATGATAATCATAGGCACATCAGTACCAACAACAGGAGCTGTTGCCTTGTCGTAGAACCTCAGTGTTATAGCGCTACCACCACCCCCACCACCATGAGTATTGTGTACAATAATATTAAAGACAGAGCCAGCACTACCTCTTACTGAGGTTGCATTGGTACTAGCTGTAGAGCTTTTGAAATGTGCTTGAGTTGTTACAGGCAATTCCCTTGAGAATCTACCTGGTGTGATATTGTAAGTAGTACTAGACATTGTCCCTCATTAGTCGGATTAGTTTTTCGGCATACTGAGGATCGGTGGCGTATCGCTCTTGAACTAGAAGTCTGCAGCACTCCTCCGCAGAGGACGCTCTATTGACTCCTTTATAGTTCTTGTAGTCCTTGTACCAGCGTTGCACTAAGTACGATACGCAGGATTGTAGATCAGGGAAGTTAAGGAAACCAGCAGTAATGGTGATCCACTTACCATCAATGAACTCCTTTGTCTCATGGTCAGTACCAGAACCCTTAAGACCAAAGTAGTTATGGGTACCAGAGGTGTGTTTACCATAGCCACTCTCTAATGCCCATTGAGCAGCTACTACTTGTGGAAACTTAGCACCTGCCTTAGAGGCTGCAGTGATAACTCCTTCCCAAGTGTTAGCAATGGTAGCTACGGGTTGCGGTGTAGAGGTAGGCCTGAAGGTCATAAACCAGCCAGTTCCTTGACCTTCTACTTCCCAACGAGGTAGCCAGTTCTTCCAGGAGTAGCTAACGTCTTTACCTCCGCTACCAATAGTAACGTACCCTCCGTTGACGTTATCCATCTCACCGTAGGGGTCATGGAAGACACCATGTTCTCCAGTGTCACCGATGAGTAGCATCCAGTGGCCACCACCCACCGGATTGGATACATGTCCCTTATGGAGGATGCCAGTCGCAACTGGATAGCCGTTCTTAAGCTCGTTAATAAGGTTTTGACGTGTACCATTGGTGTAGAAGGTAGCAAAGACACCATACTGCTGACAGGCTTTGATTTGACTGGTGGATGATGTAGTGTCGCCGTATTTAAGAACAGTTTTTAGGTAATCATCATCAGCATTACTACCCTTGAGGGCATCAGGTAGGAGATACTTGACAGCCATAGCACATGTTGAGCTAAAGCACATCCGATCTCCATGACCTGTTGCACTATCTCGCTGAAGGTAGTACTGCTTAACAGGCAGCAGTACCATGGTGATTACTTTCCTCTAAACGTACGACGAATACGACGCACTGTGTCATCTTCAGTACGAATCTTACTAAAGTAAGCAGCAGCCATAGAGATGGCTTGAGTAACGCTATTAGAGCGACGCTTCTTAGTCATACCAAGGTACTCAGAAGCGATAAAAAGGATAAAGAAGGCAAGCGTCTCATAAGACACTTTAATGCCTAGGATGGTGATCATGATTAGGTTAGGCCACGTGTTTTTGTCATAACGGTTTAGATTAAAGGTTACCTAAAGAAACCCATGTACCAGGGTTACCAGCAACTGTGCAAACCCAACCCTTTGGCTGCCCAATTGCAGGAGCAGAGTTGTAGCAAATGTCGCCAACAGACCAAGTTAGATTTGTTGGAGCAGTAGTGTAGTAAGTGGTGTGCCTACCGTAATTGGTTTTAGACCCCGACAGAGCTTGCGCCTCCCAAACGAACGCACTATCAAATTTGTTATTTCCAGCGTTAATGTTTGCTACGGGGGCATTAACGTTAAGCCGGATTCCGTACAACCCGGAATTAACAGTTTCATTACCTAGTAGCGCATCACCTAAAGTTGCACTTAAGTAAATAGCTCCGTAGAAACTATCAAAATAATTATTGATGAATTTATGTGGTCCCACCACTCCAACTGCATTGAAGCAAATATCAGAAGCGCCAGGACCACCATGAATAAAACGAGACTCTTCGATGGTGCTGTTAGTGGATGTACCAAGTTGACAAATAGCAATACCATCCGCGTAGAAGTTAGAAACAACACTATTACTGCTGCCGCCCAAAGTAAATCCGTACTGCAGGTTGGCTACATAGCAGTTGGCCAAGGACGATTTGGTATTGGTCGTAAACTGGTAGCCAATGTCAGTGCCAAAAGCACCCTCCTTGCTAATGATGCAGTTGCTAACCTTTGTCTTGTGTCCACTTAGTAGTGCAATAACGCCAAGCGTTGTATTAGTGTTTCTGCGTACAATGCAAGAATCAATTATGGTATCGACAATCTGTCCACCTGTTTCATCATATAGTACCAAATCAGCCCTGGTATTGTTGTTGTAAAAATTACCAATTATACGATTTCCAGTGCTATTGATAGAGTCTCCTGTTTGAGAATAGATGCGCGATCCGTACTCAGTATTGTTAATGAATGAATTGCCAATCAGCACACAGTCAGTCGCCATCCAGATGTTGATACCACGGCCACCTGCGCTAGTTGCGGTTCCAGTGTTGCCGTTAAGATAGCATCTGTTGTTCGAGTACTTGTTACGTGTACCTAGCTTATCCTCGACACCATAGTAATAGTTTTCAGATAGCTCGCAAGAGTCCACGATAACAAAATTGCTATTGAGCACATAAATACCATGAGCGCCAGCCTTAGTGAGACGGCAGTTTACTACGTAGATACGCTCACACGTGTTAAAGTAGATGTTTGAGTAGCTAGCATCATTACCTTCAATAGTAAGTCCTTGAATGGTAATATCAGTAGCATTATTTGCTTGCAAGCAGCAGTCCGCTACAACTGTCGAGTTAATGACCGCACCCTTGTCGCCAATCAATCCAAGCTTTGAGGCTAGATTGATTCTGCTACTGACTTTGTAAGTACCAGCAGGTAAACGAACTGTACCACCTTTGGACGCTACGGCGTTAATGGCTGCCTGTATAGCAGCCGTATCATCAGCCACACCATCCCCCACTGCCCCAAAATCTTTAACACTCACCACATCTTGCAGCTTTGATTCAACGGTGCGCTGCACAGCACCAGTACCACTTGGTGTGAATGCAAGTTTAGAGGATACAATTCCTGCACTAGCGTTTACTTTGGAGTTTGTGATAGCGCCAGAATCGATAGTAAGTGTTGTACCGGAACCAGAAACAACAATATCACCCTTGTCTCCATCTCCAATTCCATTAGCCACAATGTTGTTTACATATGCCCTATTAACGGCATCAGTGTCAGAGGTTGGAGCTGCAAGATTATCAATCTGAAACCCATTCATATTGAGTGGACCAACCATAGGGTTAGAACCATCAACATTAAGGGCGTTGTTACTAACTTCCTGAACGACGTACAGGTTCTGAGTGAAGTTATCGTTCAGGTCCTTAGCTCGAATAGCGGAACCAGAAGAGAAGACAGCTGACAAGTCCTCATCATCAGTATCACGATAGATACGAATGGAGGCTCCATTAGCAGGTGCATTACCTGCAGTAAATAGAACCTCACCACCTGTCTTAGTTGTATAATTAAGACTCTGTAGGTTATAGTGAGTACCTGCAGTTTTCAGTACTCCACCAACAGTAACCTTAATATCAGTAGATTCAAGCCACTTAAAGGTAAAAGAAAAGGGTCCTAAGTTGGACCCATTACCAGTGAATGTATTTTGTGTAGTTGCCATTTAGGGTTATCGGTACATTTGGGTTAGTCGCTCAATCTCTGCTTTACGACGATCAGCAGCCCTGGCAGCGTCATCAATACGACCCTGTTTCATAAGGTTCTTATTGGTCAGGGATTCTTGAATAGAACGCCACATCGGTTCATTCTCTTGCTGCATACGCATCTCAGCTGCCTTTTGAGCTTGAGACATGATATCATTCATCACTGAATAGACTTCACTTTGAGCTGCTTGTATCTCCTCAGATGGACGACCTTGTACTCGCATTGCACGGATACGATCCAACTGATCATTGTACTTCTTGTTCTTACTAAGTTTGTCGAACTCCTTCCACAGTTGCTGCTCACCAATGTACTTATACAGTACTTCACGTTCCTGTGTGGTGTATTCGTGGTTACCAGAAGAGTCCTTACGAATCATTTGGATACCATCCCAACCGCTATCGATCAACCACTGACGCCAAGGCTCAGTACCTTCACTGATCTTAACTGGGTTAACAGCATTGAGAGCACGTAGGACTGGGTTATCGATATCATTGAGAGGCTTACCTGTGTAAATGTCGATCTGCTCAGGGAGCTGACTGGAGAAGCCAGGCAGTCTGTTCTTAACATAACCTACAAGGTCATTGTAGATATCCTTTTGGGAACTAGTGATGGCATTATTAACAACACCAAGAGCACCAGACATAGGTATAGCAGATC